TTATATCTGTTGTATTTGGAATTTGGTCAGGGGTAACAAACATCAAAAGGAATGAAAAAAATGACACTAAAGCTGATGCAACAGAATTAACAACTGTAATTGTCAAATTAGAAAATATAGGGAATGACATTTCTGAAATTAAAAATGATATGAGAAATGTAAAAGATGATATGAAAGACCTGAATGTTCGTTTGGTAAAAATGGAACAGCAAGTGAAAGTTTTAAACAAAACTGTATTTAAGGATGGTGCTTCCAATGAATAAAAGAACCAAGAGAAAGAAAAACAGGTTTTCCAAGTTCCTTGTAACAATGGTAATTCTCTTAAACATTCTTTTCACTGTTGCGGTTTTATATGTGTTTTTACAAACTGGAAGTGAACCAGTTACCTTAATTGGATGCTGGTTTGCTTTTACAACAGGTGAATTATGGATGCTATCAAGTATTAAAAAAACTAAAGTAAGAAAGGATGGTAATGATATAAATGAAAATAATTAAAAATCTTGTATCAACATCAAAATATAACATAAAATGTCCATATTCAATGAATGCAGAATTCATTGTTGTTCATAACACAGCTAATGATGCAAGTGCAAAAAATGAAATTGCTTATATGATTGGAAATAATAATCAAGTATCATTCCACTATGCAATTGATGATAAAGAAATTGTTCAAGGTATTCCTGAAAATCGTAATGCTTGGCATGCTGGGGATGGTGGAAGTGGAAAAGGTAACAGAAAAGGATTATCTATTGAAATTTGCTATTCCAAATCAGGTGGAAGTAGATTCATTGAAGCTGAAAAGCTGGCTGCAAAATTCATTGCTTCCAAGCTAAAAGAAAAGGGCTGGGGAATTAATAAGGTAACAAAGCATCAGGATTATAGCGGCAAGTATTGTCCACACAGAACACTTGATATGGGATGGCAAAGATTCTTGAACATGATTAAAGCTGAACTTGATGCACTGAATGGTTCTTCTTCCAGCGGTATATTATACAGAGTACAAACTGGAGCATTTAGTAATAAAACTTATGCTGATAATTTAGAAGCTAAACTTAAGAAAGCCGGTTTTGATACTTATATGGTAAAGGTGGGAAATCTTTATAAAGTACAAGTAGGAGCGTTTGGAGTTAAAGCAAATGCAGATGCAATGGCAAATAAGTTAAAAGCTGCAGGCTTTGACACTTATATAACCACTGAGTCTGGAACTCCTGTACAAAATGAAACAAAGGCCTCTACATTAAAGATAGGGTCTAAAGTAAAGGTAATCGGAACTAAATATGCAACCGGTCAGAATATACCGGATTTCGTAAAGAAAAATACTTATACTGTTCAACAGATTGATTCCAATAAAGTACTATTGAAAGAAATCATTAGTTGGGTATATGTAAAAGATATTCAAATAATTGAATAGGAGGATAAATTATGATTAATTTCTTAACCGCTTACTGGGATAGCATTTTATTTATAGCTATTGTAGTAATCGGATTGATAGTATTAGTGAAAAAGGGTTATAGCTATTATGCTAAGCAGATTCTTTTTTACTTAGTAACAAAAGCCGAAGCTGAGTTTGGTGGAGGTACTGGTCAATTGAAATATGCAGCTGTTTCCACTTGGCTATATGAGAAGCTTCCAGCTATTGCTAAATTTATATTGACTTCTAAAACCATTGATGCATTGATAGAAGAAGCTGTACAACAAATGAAGAAATACCTTACTTCTAATGAACAAGCACAAGTATTGGTAGAGCAAAATAGAGTTAAATAATATTATATTCAGATAAAGTATTTAAGATTCCTTAGATGCTTTATTTTTTTTTACAAAAGTGTTGATTTCTGTTTTAATATGTTATATAATATTATTGAGGATAGAACCTCACTTAAAACACTTTTGAAGGAGGAAATACAATGGTTAACATTACGATTAAAGAAGCAGAAAAAGTAAATGGAGATTTAAGTGCTTTTATTAGCTTTCCATATGATGCAGAATTGGTCGGTATTATGAGAACGCAGTCAAGTCGTTTTTGGCATGCGACTACTAAGGAATGGGAAGTACCTGCGAAGAAGCTCATGACATTAATTAGTCAAATGGGAAATAGAGAAATTACATTAACTGGTAATTATAAAGCTACAGAACAGAAAAAAGCTATTAAATTACCAAAGGGCTTCGAATTTAAGACCACTCCATTTAGCCATCAAATAGAAGGATTTGAATACGGATTAAAATATGATAAATTTCTATTAGGCGATGAACAAGGCCTCGGTAAAACAAAACAAGTAATTGATATAGCGGTAGCAAAGAAATTAACTAAAAAATATAAACATTGCTTAATCATCTGTGGAGTTAATGGATTGAAATGGAACTGGCAAGCAGAAATTGGAGTTCACTCTAATGAAGACAGTTGGATATTAGGAACAAGATACAATGGCAAAGGTAAAGCAATTGTAGGCTCAAACAAAGATAAATTAGCCGACCTAAATAACCTACCTGACAGTTACTTCCTTATAACTAATGTAGAAAGTCTTAGAGATAAAGGGATTTGCGATAAGATTAAAGAGCTATGCGATAATGGAACAATCGGAATGGTAGCTATTGATGAAATCCATAAATGTAAGAATCCAGCATCACAGCAAGGTAAAGCAATCCTGAAGATATTACCTGAAACAAGAATAGCAATGACCGGGACACCTTTAATGAATACACCTCTTGATTTATTTATAGTATTAAAATGGTTGGGATTTGAAAAGCACTCATTCTACCAATTCAAAAAGCATTATTGTGTAATGGGTGGTTATGGCGGATATGAGGTAGTTGGGTATAGAAATTTAGGAGAACTACAAGAGAATTTGGATAGTCTAATGTTAAGAAGATTAAAGAAAGATGTACTTGATTTACCAGATAAAATCCATACTACCGAATATGTAGAAATGAGTAAAGCTCAAACTACTATATACAATGAAGTTAAAGCAGAAATCAAGGAACAGATTGATAAGATTAAAATTAGTAATAATCCATTGGCACAACTAATTAGATTAAGACAAGCAACTGGCTTTACTGGGATATTAAGTAGTCAAATCAAGGAAAGTGCAAAGCTTGATAGACTTGAAGAAATTGTAGAAGAATTAGTAGAGAATGGTGAAAAATGTATAATCTTTAGTAATTGGACAGATATGACTACCCCTACTTATGAAAGATTAAAAAGATTTAATCCAGCCATCATTACCGGAGAAACAAAAGATAGAGTAGCCGAGCAAGATAAATTTATGAATGATAAAAGATGTAAATGCATTATTGGCACAATTGGAGCAATGGGAACTGGTTTAACTTTAACTGCTGCATCAACGGTAATCTTCTTAGACAGTCCCTGGAATAGAGCTAATAAAGAACAAGCAGAAGATAGAGCTCATAGAATTGGCGCTAAATCAAGTGTAAATATCATCACTCTAGTTTGTAAAGATACTATTGATGAAAGAATCGAAGAATTGATTTATAAAAAAGGCGCTATGGCAGATGCATTGGTAGATGGTAAAGTAGATATTAATAAATCAGAAGTTATTGATTTCTTATTAAACTAAGGAGGGATAAAGGAATGTATAATTATGAAGAATGTTCAGTATGTCAACAAAAGATGAGGAACTTTAAGATAAGGAGAGTCCAAGCTCAAAAGCGCCAATTTATTTTAATAATGGTCATGCTATTAATAGTATTTGGTTATCTAATATGGCAAGTGAATAGGAACATAGAAAGAGAGTTAAAAGTAGTAACTGTGTACAAGCCGATATTTACTGAAGTATTGCCCGAGCCTTACCAAATAAGCACGGTTGAAGAAATAATTGATGTACAAGAGGATAAAGAGTTGTACAGCTATAATATTTTGGAACTTCCTACTGAAGCTACCGGGGAATTTAAAACTTATATGGATTATCAAAAAATAACGGATAAAACATCTAAACAATGGAATTTACAGCAATTGGCTACCACAAATGAAAAAGGATTTAGGGTATTCAATGGAAGATATTTAGTAGCAGTTGGAAGCTATTATGCAACCGAAGTAGGTAAAGAGTTAAGAATAACTTTAGATAATGGCTTTGTATTTTATGCTATGGTGGGAGATATAAAAATGGACATACATACTGATGCTAATAATCAATATATTCCAATCAATGGAAATATTGTTGAATTTATAGTAGATACTAATAAGCTTGACCCTAAAACTAAAAAATTAGGCGATATATCAAATTTAGGCTTTGAAGGAAAGATTGTAAGGATTGAGGAGGTGATAAGCTTTGAATAATATGTTAACAGCAACTAAGGTAGCCCAGTATCTGGATATTTCCGTTCCTACATTAAATAATTGGTATAAGTGGTATAATAACCCACAGTATAAAAAACCAAAAGATATACCCGAATTACCGGCTTATACACAGCAAGGAAAGAGAGGTACTCGTTATTGGGATAAGGCTGACCTACCTAAATTGATGAAATTCAAAAAATGGATTCCAAGAGGTAGAGCTGGTATTATGGGAGATTATAATGCTCGGTTCTGGGGTGAAAGAGGAAAAAGAGCCCTTAAGAATAAAAAGATGGAAGACAGTTTACAAAAGAGTTAAATATTCTATATAATATGACAGTTTACAAAAGAGTTAAATATTCTATATAATATTTGAACCTAAATCTAAGGAGGATAAAATAATGGCAAGAAAACAAATTTCATTGGTCGAAGATGTTAGAACGCCGGAAGAAAAGCTATCCCAATTACTTCCAGTTTATGAAGCCAATAAGTCAAAAATGGATTCATATAAGAAGCTG